GCTTGAGCGGCGCTTTCGTGCGCTCGAGAAGCGGTTCGGCAAACTGGATGAACGGGTGTGTGTGATTGAAGAAAACACGTGCAATCACGAGAGTAGGTTAGAAGACCTTGAAAAGTGGCAAGAGAAGGTGGATGACCAGATTGACGGATACTAGTAAGGCACAGGTGACTGACATGATCTTCTATCCGGATCGCACCGTCCTAGTGTTTGACGATGGGCGTGAGGAAACGATTGAGCGTGACGGGATTGTCTATGTGCAGGAAGTGGAACAGCAGAATTGACCGCGCCTGAACCGCTTGCGATGTTTGAGGCTGAGATAGTGCGTGTCAAGACGATGGCTGATGGTTCACCCCGTTTTGAACTGGGGGCCGGCGAGGATGCGAACGTGTTTTTGTCGCGTCTGGCAGATGCACAGGCTGGTAATCGGTTGGTGCAGGTGATTATTTACGATTATGAGGATTGGCAGAGGTTGGAAAGGGAATAGTACACAAGTGTCTGGCTAAAGTACAAAAATGACAGAAATTAATACAATTTTTGACGGTTTAGATAGCAGAGAGGTTGATTATGTGCAGGCGCGTGCCAATGCCGTGAGTGATGCAGAGGCGTTGCGGGTGTGTGGCTTTTCGCGTGGTTGGCTGAATAGTCACGATAAAGACGATCTGAATGACCGTGCTATGGCGTTCAAGACTGACAATGTTCTGAAGGCGCAGATTATTCTTGACCAGGCTGTGGAGCTTGCGGCAAAGATAAAGGTTGAGGGATTGCAATCAAGAAACGAGCGAATCAAACAGGATAGCTCATCCGAGATTATGGATCGTAGAATGGGCAAGCCCACGCAGAACGTGAACCAAAAGACGGAGCATAGCGGTTCGCTTGACATCGTCTTTGGTGAGCCGATACCGAAGCGGATGAAGGATGAGGATTAGTGCGAACCTCACGTGGTCGCAAGCCGAGATCCACGATTGCGGGAGCCGCTTTCGTGTTGTGGCTTGTGGCAGGCGTTTTGGTAAGACATATTTGGGAGGCTTGGAGTGTTTCGAGGTGGCAATCAAGGGCGGGCGTGCCTGGTGGATTGCACCGACCTACAAGATGGCAGAGGTTGGATGGCGACCGATGGTGAAGACGGCTATGCAGATTGAGGGCGTTGATGTTCGCCTTGCGGATCGGCTGTTGACGTTTCCAGGTGGTGGCACGATCAGCATTCGATCTGCAGAAGATCCTGACAAGCTGCGAGGTGAGAGCCTTGACCTTGTGGTGTTCGATGAAGCCGCTTACACGAAGAAAGAAGCCTGGACGCACGCTATCCGACCAACACTAACGGATCGTGAGGGCAGGGCGTTGTTCTTCAGCACACCACGAGGGCACAACTGGTTCTGGGAGCTATACCAGTATGGCGTCAGAGGTGAGGATGGCTGGCAGTCGTTTCACTATCCGACGCTTGACAATCCGCTGATGCCTGAAGACGAGATCGAAGCGGCGCAAGGGCTGTTACCTGAAATCATATTCAGACAGGAGTATCTCGCCGAATTTATCGATGACCAGGGCGGCGTCTTCCGCCGTGTGCAAGAGGCGGCGGTGCTTGAGCCTACCGAACCCGTTGCTGGCAGGCAGTACATTGCCGGCGTGGACGTGGCATCATCCATCGACTATACCGTCGTGACCGTGCTGGACGTGGAAAGCAAAGAAATGGTGTACATGGATCGGTTCAATCGTGTGGATTATCCTGTGCTGATTGACAGGCTTGCGGCGGTGTATGATCGCTGGCACCTGGACACGATGATCATCGAAGCCAACAGCATCGGACGCCCGGTGATCGACCATATGCTGGAGCGCAATCTGGCGATTGTTCCGTTCAACACCACTAATGCCACGAAGCAATCCATTATCCAGGGACTGCAATCGGCGTTTGAGCACGGCAATATCCGCATCATAGACGACCCCGTGTTGGTGGGTGAACTGCTGTCATTCGAGAGCAAGCGCAACGCAAGCGGGTCCTTCAGTTACAGCGCGCCGTACGGGATGCACGATGACACCGTATTGAGCCTGGCAATCGCATGGGATGGGATCGGCAATACCGGCGTCATCCTGTTTGGAGCGTAGGAGAGAATTATGGGAACTTATAAAGCGATCACAGAGATACCGGGCTGGTTCGACAAGCTGACGAGCAGTGACGGCGTACCGGACACCAACGCAACGTTATATGGCAGCGTGCCTTACCTGTTCCGATTGGTGCAGCTGCGCTGTGACACACTTGCCAGCGTGCCGGTCAAGATTTACAAGCTGAATGACGAAGACGAAGCCAGCGAGCAGGCGTGGCCGTACCCGACAGAGCTGAACGAATTGCTGTGGAAGTGGGAGGCAGGCGCACTGCTATCCGGTGCGGTGTTTGGTGAGATTGTGCGCAACAAGTCGGGCTATCAGAAGGACGTGCAATACCGCAACCCCTTCGATATGCACGTGGACTACAAAGACGGCGTGATCACGATCAAACAGAATCAGAGCGGCGCCATCTGGCAGAACAACATCTTCACGGGTGAGTACGACATGATCTACTTTGCAGAATTCGATCCCTGGCAGGATATCCTTCCGGGCGTGTCACCGGGCAAAGCCGCCAACATGGACGCGAAACTGCTGTATGCGCTGGCTAAGTTCCCCGAGATGTACTTCGAAGGCGGTGCCATGCCCGTCACCCTGCTGGGCATTGACAGCGCGTCCCAGAACGAAATCAGCCGGGTTGAGCAGTGGTTCAAACGTTCCGCTACCGCTATCAAGAACGCTTTCCGGGTGCTGGGTGTGCGTGCGGGTTCGATCACCCCGACACAGCTGACGCCCTTGCTGAAAGACCTTGCTATGCCGGAGCTGAACGCAGAAGCCAAACACAACCTGGCAGTCGCCTTTGGCGTGCCGAAGACCATGCTGGACAGCGAAGCCGCCAACTATGCCACCGCCGTCGAGGAGCGCAAGTCCTTCTACCAGGATACGGTCATGCCGAGAGCGCGCAAGTTTGAGAGCGTGCTGAATAATCAACTGCTGGAACGTGAGGGCTTGCGGTTGGAATTTGCCTTCAATGAGCTGGAACTGTTCCAGGAAGACGAGAGCGAACGGGCTTCCCTGCTGTTGAAACTGGTGCAGGCTGGCTTACCGTCACGATTGGCGCTGGATATTGCCGGTTATGACCTGGCAGACGACCAGATTGCACAGTTAGAAAGCCACCAGGACGCACAGGAAGCGTCAGGAGCGATTTTTGACGATAACTTGACACAGGAGTTAGGGCGCTGGATGCGATTCGCGCAGAAGCGAATATCCGATGGGCGTGAACTGCGCGAGTTTGAGAGCGACATCATCCCGGCAAGTTTGCACGGCGCAATATCCGGCGCGCTTGAAGCGGCAAAGACCGTTGAAGAAGTCAAGGCGGTGTTCGATAACGCGCTGGAATGGAGAGGCTATCCGTAATGGAAGTAATCAACCGCGACGAATTAGAACGCAAGCTATCCCGCATTGTCGGGCGTGATTTGCGCGCTGAATTGTCGAAGCTGATGGATCTGCTGGGCGATCCGCCTGCGCTTGCCAATGTGCCGAACGAATACTGGCAGAACGGCTGGCGTGACAGTTCAGAAGGATGTCGAGCCGATCTTGGTGGATATGTACCTGCGGCAAGCTGAAGGGCTGATGGCAGAGATCAGCGTGGGTGTCGATTGGGGACATGGTGAACACCACCGCGTCACAGTGGGCAAGGCGGCACACCGAAGGGGATGCTCCAGCAGCTGTTCAACAGGCGTTATGAACACTTAGGCGAAACGATTCCCCGCTTCTATGAAGAAGGCTGGAATCTTGGCGAACTGCGGACAGAGCTTGAAAAGTGGTATTCTCCCCTGCGTGCCGAGATGATCGCCATCACCGAAACGACACGGGCAGCGGTGGAAGGCGAACGGGCAGTGATTGAGCAGATATACAGGGACAGCGGAATTCGCATGGTGCCGATCTGGCAGACGGCGAATGATGAGATTGTGCGGCGCTGCCCGATCTGCTGGCCGAAACACCGCACAGAGATCACCGACGGGCAATACCCGCCAGCCCATCCGAACTGCCGGTGCTGGGTGACCTACCGCTTGCCAGAGGTGCGGCGATGACACAAACCATCCGCTTAGAAGGCGCTGACGAACTGATTAAGAAACTGGATTCTATTCAAGCGATGAAGCGGGTCAAGGCGGCGATCAAAGCAGCCGCTGAGGACTTACAGGGCAGGATGCGAGAATACCCGACGCACACATCCCGCCCGAATCCGCTTATCAAGCTGGACCCGAAAGTCCGGCGCGGCTTCTTCTACCATTTGAGAAAAGGTGACATTGAAGTCCCCTACCGCAGAGGGCAGTCACCGGGCAGTCAGAAGTTAGGGCAGTCGTGGACGGTCAGNTCGCAAAACTACGGCTTCAANGCNATTATNGGCACGAANGTCAGCTATGCCAGGCTGGTGCAGGACAGCGCNCAGCAGACCAGCTATCACCGACACACGGGCTGGATCACCACAAAGCAGGCGGTGATGCTGTATGGCGGTGATGCACTTAGGTCGATAGAAGACGCATTCAAACAGGAGATCGAACATGNATAAATTACGAATCAAGATACAGATACCNGANGGGCAGGTGGTCGAGCGTGAAACCGAAACCGACAAGCGCTTNAAAGCAGACGGCGAATATACCGACGTGGGCTGGCGTGTNCTGGGCGTTCCGTTNGGCGGCCCGATCAAAGGGCGTGACCTGGACGGCGAAGCCTTCCACGAAGATACCGACGTGTGGCTGAAAGTCGGCAGCCAGGTGAACATGACCTACTATCACGGCTACGGACCCGATGAACCCGACAAGAAGCAGGATGTTCCGGTGGTGATTGGCAGGGCAACCTACGTGGGCGTGGACGAACGCGGTCACTGGTTCGAGCCGATGCTGGATTACGAAGAACCGCTGGCACAGCGCTTGATACTGGCTGGACCCGAAGGTATCAAGGCGTCCAGCGGTGCCGTGTCGCACTTAGTTCGCATGGGCAAGGGCGGGCTGATCGACGTGTGGCCCGTGGGCGAGCTGGCACTGTTTGACACAAACGAATGGCGATTACCGGCGAATGACTACGCCGTTATCGAATCAAAGTCTGTTACCGTCACGGAGACGATCCCGGAGGCGCTTGAGGGCGCGGTGGACGTGGCTGACGCAACGGATGGCGAAATCAAATCAACCCAAACAATTATTCCTGAGGAGGAATTAGTAATGACTGACGAGGTCTTAGAACCTATTGTTGAGCAAGAGCCTGCTGAGCAGGTAGACATCAAAGCCGAACTGGCTGAGATGAAGAAATCCATCCTGGAAGAGCTGAAACGCGAACCAGGGCAAATCAAGGGTAAGGTGACCGCCCCCGCTGTGGTGTCAAGTCTTGGCGAGAAGGACGAGATGAAGGGCTTCATGCACTACATCCGCACCGGCAAAGAGAACAGCGTCATGAAAGCGCTGAAGGCGTCCAACGATACCGATATGAACATCGGCACGGCTGCAGACGGGCAGTACCTGGTCCCCACCGGTCACTATCAGAACGTGATCACCCGGCGTGACGAAAGTGCGCTGTGGACGAAGTTGGGCGTGACCGAGATTCCCGGCGTTGGCACGACTGTCAATGTCCCCTATGATGATGAGGCTGACGGCGAATTCGTGGTCGCAACCGAGACCGCTGAATTTGACGATGACGCCCCCGCCACCGGACGCAAATCCCTGACGCTTGCCAAATACGCCAAGATCATCCGCATCAGCCACGAGTTACTGCGTGACGAAGATAGTCGCCTTGAATCCTTCCTGGCGAACTGGGTCGGGCGCGGTATGGCGAAAACCCACAACGATCTGCTGATCACCGAAGTCGAGTCCTATGGCACGAGCTTGAAGACCTTCGCATCGGCAACCGCCGTTGCAAAAGGCGAGCTTGAGGACATGATGTTCCAGGCTGATATGGTCAGCTACCTGGACGGCGGATCAGCCAACTGGGTCATGAGCGGTCCATCCTACGCCAAGATCATCTCGGTTGTGGGCGACGCACGCACTTATGCCCAAACCCCGCAGGGCGCATTCCGTGAGCAGATTTTAGGCTTCCCCGTGCAATTCACCAACAAGGCTGACACGATTGGAGCAAACAAGAAATCAGTCTTCTTTGGTGACTGGTCACAGGTTGGCGTTCGCAACGGGCAG